TTGATGCTGAGCTAAACAGTATTCGCGAGCGGTTGAACATAATGAAAGCGAGTCCACACAACAATAATGTCTGGGGGGCAACGTATAACACCCGTAATAATGTCACCACCGATGCGGGTGCCGGGTTTGAGCAGACGCTGACCGGAATGACAGTGGGGATCGACAGCCGTAATGATATTCCTGAAGGAATTGCCACGCTGGGCGCTTTTATGGGTTATTCCCATTCACATATCGGTTTTGATCGCGGAGGACATGGCAGTGTGGGCAGTTATTCTCTGGGCGGCTATGCCAGTTGGGAACATGAAAGTGGTTTCTATCTGGACGGTGTCGTGAAGCTGAACCGTTTTGAAAGTAACGTAGCCGGTAAAATGAGCAGCGGTGGAGCCGCCAATGGCAGTTACCACAGCAACGGGCTGGGCGGTCACATTGAAACCGGGATGCGATTTACCGATGGTAACTGGAATCTGACGCCGTATGCATCGTTAACGGGGTTCACCGCTGATAACCCCGAATATCATTTATCCAATGGCATGAAATCGAAATCAGTCGATACCCGCAGTATATATCGTGAACTGGGGGCAACGCTGAGTTACAACATGCGTCTGGGGAACGGTATGGAAGTTGAGCCGTGGCTGAAGGCGGCTGTGCGCAAAGAATTTGTCGATGATAACCGGGTGAAGGTGAATAATGACGGTAATTTCGTCAATGATTTGTCGGGCAGACGTGGAATATACCAGGCAGGTATTAAAGCCTCATTCAGCAGTACGTTAAGCGGACATCTCGGGGTGGGGTATAGCCATGGTGCCGGTGTGGAATCCCCGTGGAACGCGGTGGCTGGTGCGAACTGGTCGTTCTGACCATCAACGAAAAAGCCCACATCTGTGGGCTTTCATATCACCAAGAGCCGCGGCTCCTTTGCGTATCCTTTTATGTCTCCTCACCGTCTGGTCGGTGTCTTGCTGAGACTTCTAACTTCCTGTTTTTGTTGGTGTTGTCCTTGCACCGTCCAATCATGATTGGTGGAGCTGGCGGGAGTTGAACCCGCGTCCGAAATTCCTACGTACCATTTTTACTACAGAAAAAATAATGATTTATGTTTAAAAACAATACGTTAGTGTTATGTGGTGTTTGACAGTTTTATCTGTTTTTAAAGCTCTGCCGCCAAAATGTCGCCATCATCAATCGCGTCTCAGCTGGGGTAAGCGAGACATCTTGGCGGGTTGATAAGCTATAGTGATCAAGAACTGAGAATACTTGAACCAATTCTCTAGAATCCCTTCACCATATATCAAAATTTTATCTTCTATAGGGAAGTACAAGTTTACCACTTCATTTCTGCAAGTATCCAAGAAGGCGTAGGTTATCTCTTCTAAGGATTGCAGTGATTCGTACAGAGTGCCAAAATCATAAAATGGTGAATAAACTTGGTATTTATTATAACTATCATTTATTACAAATGACTTTTTATAATGAAATCCACCTAAACACAACAGTTTACAAGTTTTTTCATAAATAATCATAACTCCTACAAATATTCTCATCTTTGTTGTGCAAAGTTCCTCTGTAGGATGTATTTGATTTTCACTCTCGGATAATTGCTTGAGTCTTGCGTTGATTTCTACCCAACATTTGTGTAAATCAATAACAAATTGCTCATTAATATCTAATTGTTGAGAATCATCAGGCGTAGATTGTGGGTATGCTTTTCTATATAGTTCTTGTGGATGTTTTATAAAATGTTGGTAGATTGCTTCAGCTTGAGCTTCCTGAACCGGGTAGTAGCTGCCTATTCTTTTTCCTTCGATTTTTTTATATAAATCAAGATGAAATTTCATGTGGTTGTAATATAAATCTACCCTGTTTTTCCTTTCTGCCTCTGAGATCTGTTTTTCTGTTTGTTTGGTTCTGTGTAGGTTGTTTACTATTGAAACTAAAGGTACTGCAGATGCAAGGATGAGTAATGGTAATTTCGAGATATCTAAAAATCTCTCATAACCGTGACTTGTAAGACTAAAAGAGTGTATTTTATCTATCCAGACAAAAGAACCAAAGTAAAGGCTGGTGAATAAAGGTAGGCCTATTGCAGCCCAGAACAAGGGTTGTTGGAACAAGCTTCTATGATCGAGAACATAAAGTCGATATTTTATAAATAAGAATATACAACCTAATAAAACGGATAGGTACATAAATGTGCTAATGCTTTTTTCCATTATCAGTATCCCAACATAGCCAGTGGATTTTTTGTTACAGCATCTTCTAAATGATCTGGCGAAAAATGAGCATAAACCATCGTCATTTTTATATCAGAGTGACCAAGAATATCGCGTAGTACCAATATGTTTCCGCCATTCATCATGAAGTGACTGGCGAATGTATGGCGCAACACGTGTGTGCACTGGCCTTCAGGCAGGTCTATACCGGCTCGTTTTACTGCGCGCTCAAAAGCTTTTCTGCAGGGCGTGAATAGTTTCCCTCTGTTTTTGGGGAGTTCTTCATATAGCTCCTGAGATATCGGTACGGTTCGGTTTTTCTTGCCTTTAGTTTTGGTGTAAGTGATCCGGTATTTTGATAATTGATGGCCCTGCAGGTTTTCGGCTTCACTCCATCTCGCGCCGGTGGCCAGACATATTTTTGCAACCGTCAGCAGACTAGAGCTTTGAGAATCAGCACAGGCATCCAGCAGACGTTTAATTTCTTCCGGGGTCAGGAACGCCAATTCACTCTCAGCAATTTTAAATGTTGGCAGCCCGGCAAGCGGGTTGGGGGCTGACCAGTGGCCCAGCTTTTTCAGTGTACCAAAAACAGATGATAGATTGCGCTGTTCAAGGTTTACCGTGCGGGGCTTAACGGGCGACATAAGCGTGCCATCTTCATTTCGTACTTCACCTTTTAACCGTGCTTCGCGGTATTTCGTAAAGTCACCGGCTGTCAGTTCTGAAGCGATGGGATCGCCTAGACCATTACAGATAATACTAAGTTTCGCCATGAGGCGCTTGGGGTCTGTGAGTGTTTGACCATACAGGGAATACCACAGCTCAATTAATTCTGATAAATGTCGCCGATCTTCCTTTTCCCCCAGCCATGGTTTTTTGTTCACTTCTTCCATTGTGAAGCTTTCAAATGCAATAGCTTCGCCTTTGGTAGCAAATTGCTTACGCACGCGCTTACCATTGCGTCCATTGGGATAGCACTCACACAACCATTTTCCGTTCGGCTGTTTTCTTATGGTCATAAGTTAGAGGTTCTTGATTACTTTGACTGCACGTCCTACGACTTCCACATCATCTACAGAACATTCAAATGACGTGTCATCTTGGTTAACTACTATTTTGTTTCCAGGTATGCGCGCAATTTTGACGATGTTTTTCATACCGTCGATGTCTATGAGCCAAATTCCGTTACTAAGCTGTTTTGTTGATGTATCAACAATGTAATTGCCGTCGTTAGCTTTGACGTACAAACAATATTCGGCTTTTCCGGGTATCAAAGTCTGATCAAGGAAAACATCCCCCATCTCTTCGAGAGTTCCGTTCTCAATGGTTGCCTGCCTTACTGATGGGATAACTATCTTTGAAAGGGGGCGAACTGTAGGTGAACTCTCGTTTTTGAACTTATTTTTTTCTTCTGTTTGAGGATACATTTCCCCTTGGCCCGTTGTCAGCCAAAGAAGAGAAATACCTGTTTCAAGGGCACATTGAATAACCCAGTCAGCAGGGAAGCTATCACGTAACATCCTGTTTGCCATGGTGCTTTTTGATGCTTCGAGGTGTTCAACCAACGCTATCTGAGTGTTGAAACCATAGGCTGTCATCAGCCTTTTGATGGTCTCTCTCCCTCCCGTATTTGCACCTGTATTAATCTTCAAGATGAACTCTCCATTTGACAATCCAATAACGAGATCGTATTTTTGTATTTAACTTCTAATATGAGAGTTTAGAAGTTGGGGTTAAACATCATAAAACGAGCTTAAACCAAGAGATACTGCACTATGAGCACAGATATTTCAATTCGTGTACCAAAAGAGATGGCTACGCCTGCTGAATTCGCTGAATGGGAAGGGATTTCCCGCGGGTCTGTTTACCAAAAAATTCACCATGGTCAACTCGCTAAGTACATGGTCAAGAAAGAAAAAAACAAAGGCCGCGTAAGCCTGCGTTATCTAATGTACAAAACTGATCAGGTCCGTGAATCCCTCGGTCATTCCAACTTCCGCGTCATTGTTGGTAAGTAATTTCAATTATGGGAACTTTCTAAGGGAGCACCATGTTTGATTACAAGATTTCCAAACATCCGCATTTTGATGAAGCCTGTAGAGCTTTTGCACTACGTCACAATATGGCGAAGCTAGCAGAACTCGCGGGAATGAACGTCCAGACGCTGCGTAACAAGCTGAACCCGGAACAACCGCATCAGCTCACTGCACGAGATATCTGGCTACTTACCGATCTGACTGAAGATTCAACGCTGGTAGATGGTTTTCTGGCACAGATTCATTGTCTGCCATGTGTTCCGCTTAATGAGGTGGCAAAAGAGAAACTGCCGCATTACGTCATGAGTGCAACTGCAGAGATAGGGCGTGTCGCGGCTGGTGCGGTTTCTGGCGATGTAAAAACCAGTGCAGGCCGTCGTGATGCGATCAGCAGCATTAACTCTGTTACACGACTGATGGCGCTGGCTGCTGTTTCATTGCAGGCCCGTTTACAGGCTAATCCTGCGATGGCAAGTGCAGTTGATACCGTAACTGGCCTCGGTGCTTCATTCGGATTGCTGTGAGGTGCTTATGCTGACGAAAGAACCATCATTTGCATCGCTGCTGGTAAAACAAAGTCCGGCAATGCACTACGGTCACGGCTGGATCATGGGTGAGGATGGTAAACGCTGGCATCCGTGCCGTTCACAAGATGAATTGCTGTCTGAATTGACCACGGGGAAACGGAGAAAGTCAAAATGTATGCAGCGGAAAGTGAAGTGGTTTATCAGTTTCGTTACAGAGGGGAGAGTTATTCAGTATCTGAAGATGATTTGCTCTGTTGTTATCCGTCGTTGTCGGGCGATGGCAGTTACTTTTTCACGCTAAAGGATGGGACGTTTTTACGGGGAGAGCAGGTTAAAGAGATGATACGAAAAAATATATCTCCTCTTGAGCGTTACCGTAAGAACAAAGAGCGATAGTTGCGTTTTGGGAATATGAATTATGGCAATTAATGGCGCTGCGGCGACTGTTCCATTAGGCCCCGGTGAACGCCTGAATGGACTTAATCACATTGCGGAGTTAAGGGCGAAAGTTTTTGGTCTGAATATTGAGTCAGAGCTTGAGCGGTTTATTAAAGATATGCGTGATCCACGCGATATTAATAGCGAACAAAATAAACGGGCACTGGCTGCCATATTCTTTATGGCAAAAATTCCAGCTGAACGTCATAGCATCAGCATTAATGAGCTGACCACTGACGAAAAGCGGGAGTTGATTAAAGCAATGAATCATTTTCGTGCAGTGGTGAGCTTATTTCCCAGACGGCTAACCATGCCGAATTAACCAACTAATGAAATTAATGGCGTAAACCCGCTGGGCATCCCTTTATCTAAATTCAGGAGAATTGATTATGCGTAATATTGAAACCCTCTCGACCAAAACCGGACCGGATGACGCAGGGCTTAATATTTTACTGACAGAGGCTCGTCTGGAAGAACGCCGGGCAAGGGCTGAAGCAATGGCAGCTCGCCTTGATAGCCTGGCGTGTCATATCACATCCCGCCAGCTAACCCACGTCGAAGCGGCAGAACTGCTTCGTGTGACTGCTGAAGCAATCCAGAACGAAGCGCAGGAGATCCACTAATGGCTGATGCAATGGATCTCGTACAGCAGCGCGTTGAAGAAGAACGCCAACGCCATATCCGTGCTGCCCGTGCCAAAACGCCGGGCGTGTCCCGCGTGCTTTGCATTGAGTGTGAAGCGCCAATTCCGCCAGCACGCCGCCGTGCCATTCCGGGTGTGCAGCTTTGCATTACCTGTCAGGAAATCGCAGAGCTGAAAGGCAAACATTACAACGGAGGTGCTGTATGAGCACCATCCTGAAATGGGCGGGAAATAAAACTGCCATAATGTCCGAACTGAAAAAACATCTTCCTGCTGGCCCGCGACTGGTTGAACCTTTCGCGGGTTCCTGTGCTGTGATGATGGAGACGGATTATCCCAGCTATCTGGTTGCGGATATTAATCCTGATTTAATCAACCTCTATAAAAAGGTTGCCGCTGATTGTGAATCGTTTATATCTCGCGCCAGAGTTTTATTTGAGAACGCAAACAGGGAGATGGATTATTACAACATAAGGCAGGAGTTTAATTACTCAACTGAAATTACTGATTTCATGAAAGCGATATATTTCCTGTATCTCAATCGTCACGGTTACCGTGGTTTATGTCGCTATAACAAGAGCGGGCATTTCAGCATTCCCTACGGTAATTATAAAAATCCGTATTTTCCTGAAAAAGAAATTCGTGCATTTGCAGTAAAAGCTCAGCGGGCAACGTTTATCTGCGCCAGCTTCGATGAAACGCTGGCGATGTTGCACGCGGGGGATGTGGTGTATTGCGATCCGCCTTATGACGGTACGTTTTCAGGCTATCACACTGATGGTTTCACTGAAGATGACCAGTATCACCTGGCATCTGTTCTTGAACATCGGTCATCAGAAGGATATCCGGTCATTATTTCTAACAGTGACACATCCCTGATCCGTTCGCTGTATCGCAATTTTACTCACCACTACATCAAGGCAAAACGCAGCATCGGCGTGGCAGCTGGTGAGAGTAAATCTGCAACAGAAATCATTGCTGTTTCCGGGCCGCGCTGCTGGGTAGGATTTGATCCTTCGCGTGGCGTGGATTGTTCCGCCGTGTACGGAGTGCGTGCATGAGCCATGCTGATATGAACAACTGCAGCGGCTTTAACGAGGTCGCCGCAGCATTCTCATGGAACAGCCCAAAAAAGGCCATTAACCCTTATCTGGACCCGGCGGAAGTTGCGCCGGTTTCTGCACTTTCAAACCTGATCACTCTGTACGCTGCCGATAACGAGCAGGAACAACTGCGCCGCGAGGCACTGAGTGATCAGGTCTGGGAGCGTTATTTCTTTAATGAATCCCGTGATCCTGTCCAGCGCGAAATGGAGCAGGATAAGCTCATTAGCCGGGCAAAGCTGGCGCATGAGCAGCAGCGTTTTAATCCAGACATGGTCATTCTGGCTGACGTCAACGCCCAGCCTTCCCATATCAGCAAGCCGCTGATGCAACGTATTGAATATTTCAGCAGCCTGGGCAGGCCAAAGGCTTATTCCCGCTATTTGCGTGAGACGATTAAGCCATGTCTGGAACGACTGGAGCATGTCCGCGACTGTCAGCTATCCACTTCTTTTCGCTTTATGGCAAGCCATGAAGGGCTGGATGGCCTGCTTATCCTGCCTGAAATGAGTCAGGATCAGGTGAAGCGCCTGTCTACCCTTGTCGCTGCGCATATGAGTATGTGCCTTGATGCCGCTTGTGGTGATTTGTATGCCACCGATGACGTTAAGCCAGAAGAAATCCGCAAAACATGGGAAAAGGTGGCAGCGGAAACCCTGCGTCTGGATGTTATTCCGCCTGCGTTTGAGCAACTCCGTCGGAAAAGAAACCGCCGTAAACCCGTGCCCTATGAACTCATTCCGGGTTCGCTGGCGCGTATGTTGTGTGCCGACTGGTGGTATCGGAAATTATGGAAGATGCGTTGCGAATGGCGGGAAGAGCAGTTGCGTGCTGTCTGCCTGGTCAGCAAAAAAGCATCCCCCTATGTCAGCTATGAAGCCGTGATGCATAAACGTGAGCAGCGCCGTAAGTCGCTGGAGTTTTTCCGTTCTCATGAACTGGTGAACGAAGACGGCGACACGCTGGATATGGAAGATGTGGTAAACGCCAGCAGCAGCAACCCGGCGCATCGCCGCAATGAGATGATGGCCTGTGTTAAAGGTCTGGAGCTTATCGCGGAAATGCGCAGTGACTGCGCCGTTTTCTACACTATCACCTGTCCGTCGCGTTTCCATTCCACGCTCAATAACGGCAGACCCAACCCGACCTGGACAAACTCGACGGTAAGACAAAGCAGCGACTATCTGGTCGGCATGTTTGCTGCATTTCGTAAGGCGATGCACAAAGCCGGATTGCGCTGGTATGGCGTGCGGGTGGCTGAGCCGCATCATGACGGTACAGTTCACTGGCACCTGTTGTGTTTTATGCGCAAAAAAGACCGCCGCGCCATCACTGCATTACTGCGTAAGTTTGCCATCCGTGAAGACCGCGAGGAGCTGGGCAATAACACTGGGCCGCGCTTTAAGTCTGAGTTGATTAACCCGCGTAAAGGAACGCCGACAAGCTACATCGCGAAATATATCAGTAAGAACATTGACGGGCGTGGTCTGGCTGGCGAGATCAGCAAGGAAACGGGTAAATCTCTGCGTGATAACGCTGAATACGTTAATGCCTGGGCGTCTCTGCATCGTGTTCAGCAATTCCGCTTCTTTGGCATTCCGGGGCGTCAGGCTTACCGTGAACTGCGATTGCTGGCTGGTCAGGCGGCAAGGCAACAGGGTGACAAAAAAGCAGGTGCGCCGGTACTGGATAACCCGCGCCTTGATGCCATTCTGGCTGCAGCTGATGCTGGTTGCTTTGCCACCTACATCATGAAGCAGGGCGGCGTACTGGTTCCCCGTAAATATCACCTCATCAGAACCGCTTATGAAATCAACGAAGAGCCGACCGCCTATGGCGATCACGGTATTCGTATTTATGGCATCTGGTCACCCATTGCAGAGGGCAAGATCTGCACTCATGCAGTGAAGTGGAAAATGGTTCGTAAAGCCGTTGACGTTCAGGAGGCGGCAGCCGACCAGGGCGCTTGCGCCCCTTGGACTCGTGGCAATAACTGTCCCCTTGCTGAAAATTTGAACCAACAAGGGAAAGACAAATCAGCTGATGGGGATACCAGAACGGACATTACCCGCATGGATGACAAGGAGTTGCACGATTACCTGCACAGTATGAGCAAAAAAAAGCGCCGGGAACTGGCTGCAAGGTTACGCCTGGTGAAACCGAAACGGCGTAAAGACTACAAACAGCGAATTACAGACCATCAGCGACAGCAGCTTGTCTATGAGCTGAAGTCCAGAGGATTTGATGGTAGCGAGAAAGAGGTCGATTTACTCCTTCGCGGCGGCAGTATTCCGTCAGGAGCAGGCCTGCGTATCTTCTATCGGAACCAGCGTTTGCAGGAAGATGATAAGTGGCGGGATCTGTATTAATTACGCGGGTTAACAATTCGTGCTCTTAATAATACCAGGCATATCAGGCTGATGAACGTAAAAAAACGTTTTACATCAGTAAGATTATTATATACTGTAAATATAAACAGTGGTTATGTATACAGTATTGCTTTGGTGTCATAGGAGGAAAGATGCAGGACTATTTTTTGGAGTCTTTGAAGCTCCAGCGCATTGATTTTTTTCTTAAGCTTGTAGCGGCTAGTGAGTGTAGTGATGAAGAGAAGGGGCTGGCTTTGCAGTGGGTTTCTGAACTAACAGATGAACTCATGGCAAAAATCAGAACCCACGAATACAACCGCTCAATGGATGTCATCAGCTGAGGTGACTTTTATGCGCATTGAAATAATGATCGATAAAGAGCAGAAGATTAGCCAGTCTACCCTGGACGCTCTGGAGTCCGAGCTTTACCGCAACCTGCACCCCCTATATCCAAAAACGGTAATTCGTATCCGCAAAGGTAGCTCTAACGGTGTGGAACTTACCGGACTGCAACTGGACGAAGAAAGAAAACAAGTGATGAAAATTATGCAGAAAGTGTGGGAAGACGACAGCTGGCTGCATTAAGAAACGTTGCTGGCGTCTGAACTTGCTTCTGGCGTCAGCAAGGTTGAACAACGAGCCCTTGCGAGGCGTTAGCTCTGTAGTGCATGTCTATGCCGCATGAGATCGCATGATCGTTTGAGGATCGTTTTTGCTAAGGCCCGCCAGAACTGGTGGGCTTTTGCGTAGATCATGCAGGTGCATGAAAACCACTACATAAAGCGGGTAGGCGTGGCGGGGATACGAGCGCGCGAAAAGGAGTTGTGGCAAGAAAAATTAACAGATTGTATGATTGTTCCATATCACTAAATCTAAGATTAATAATGGATGTTTCATGGCCAGTAATCCCTCAAAAGTTAAAGCGTTACACTATCGACACGCAGTAATGCTTCCTAAAAAGGATGCTCTTTTAGCAAGTGATTTGCAGAATCGTATGAACGAAATTGTTAATCACAAGTTTCCAACCGTTGAGGACAGAATTTACTATCTTGAAACTGGAGATAGTGACCCTTGTGTTAGCAGCCACGCGCACATGGTTTTATCTGATTCCTTCGAACGGAATGGTATATTTTTTGGTGAAATAGTTTATATTGAGCCAGGGAATAGTGTGCCAGTTTTTGATGTTTCAGAATATAAAAAAAATCGATTGGCTTATGAAGCATTAAAGCTTACTGGAAGTGTTCCGAAAGAATATTTAGATAGTGTTGCATATATCGGGATTGTCAAAAATCATGTAATAATATTGCAAAGTCGTGCAATTAGAATTAAAGATATTGAAAATTATATTAATTACATTTTAAAGGATAATCTAAGGGTTGATGTTGATAACTTTATTATATTACAAGCAGGAAATTTACGTTTGACTAATGAATTGCTGATGCGTAGCAATGTAAAAAATGTAAGCTTGAAGCTGCCTCTATCCTCTTATGGAGATGGAGTAGATGATGTCGCTAGTGAATTATTGAAATCTCTTATCGGTGAGCACAGAGTTGATGTGTTGCGTAAACACAATGCATCACAGGATGTTTCAGTTGACATGTCTCGAGAACATTTAACGATAGATGTTTCTATAGGGTATAAATATAAAGCTAATGATGAGGAACAAAATATTTTAAGGAAAATTACGGAGGCTCTTATCGATAACCGTGATGAAGCATTAACCATAGAGTTAAAAGGCGCAGGTATTTTAAGAAATGACGAAATACAAATAAAAGACACCGTCAATATTGAATATAATAATGGGATGCCTGTTATTGATAGCGTTTGTGAGGAAATGGTAGAGTGGTTGCTCAGATTGTTAGCTGATGGGGTAATAAATCCATGATTAAAAATCGAGTGGAGCGATATGCGTTTTATATAATATTATCCATTTTAAGTGGAGTATTGGCATCGAGTGTAGTATATCTGATTAATTATAAATTAAATGTGCTCGTGGAAATGGGCAATATTTTATCGAAAACGCTTTCATTAATCACTGCTGCCATAGTCGGTTTACTTATTAAAAGATACGTAGATCTTCAGGATAAAATTCGAGACCTCGATCTTCCAAAAAAAACACCCCCTAAGATTGTTGCTAGCTTTGAAGGTCAGAGAGATGAGTACTTCAAGCTGATTGAAAGAAACTCAATGACTTATTTATATCTTGGCACTGGTTTGCTTTTGGTTTTATTGTGCATGGTTATGCCCTTGGAATCACTTAAGAAAGTGCTCGATATTGGCTATTTTATCTCTGTAGATACTGGATTTACAATAACAACGCTAATTTATTTGCTCTGCCTTGGTTTTGAAGTTGTTAAAGTAACCGAGAGCGCGAGAAAAATGAAGAGATATTTTGATGGGTTAATTGCAACGGAAATCTCTAGACAAGAATTGATCGATGCTTTGAATAAAAGTTTACGTGAGCAACGAGGCTCAGATACTAAAGAAGGACCTAAACTCAGAGAAAATAAAGAATTTAATTTGCGAGGGTATATTGAGTCTTTAGAAAATAAAAAAAATGATGACGCAAATTAAAAAAGGCCGCATAGCGGCCTTTTACCGAAGGAATTTACAAAATGTATTGGTTAAACTTTATTACATCTGCATCTAGCCAACAATTGATACCTTCAAGACATTTTTGAAGCGGCATCAATTCATTTCGGACAAACACGCGGCTGGCCTTCTCCACATCCCCAAACCCCCCAACATTATTCGGCATGATCCCCATCATCTGTGGCGGAACACGATGCGCAGCCATCATATCGTCCCGGCTCACGTTCTTGATGTTTAAAAACTCATCCTTCGCCGCGACTTCAGACAGAGGAATGATCTGAAGTCCGTCTTTTTTGCCGTTAGGCGAGTACATAAACAGGTTGCGGAAATTGCCTGGACCTTTGGCGCTTTTCATCGCGTTGCGGAGGTTGTTCACATCCTCCTGGTTCTGCGCGGCATCGGTCATGTACATGATGAAACCTGCATGGCTGCCGTTAATGTAATACTTGCGGCGGAACAGCGTGGCGGACTCGTTGAGCAGGGCGGACGGAATAGCAGAAAGATAGCTGGGCAGGCCGTAGATCTCCTGGTTAATGTCAGGTTCCATCAGATGAAAAATGTTGCCTTTCGTGAACTGATACGGCTGGGTTGTCATACCGTATTGCACAAACCAGTAGGTATCCAGGTCTAACCCGCGTCGGGTGTATTTTGCCAGAGCAGGCTCAATGGCGATCACTTCACCGAACCGGTTCGTGCGTTTCTCCAGGTAGGCGTTACCAAAAACCAGATAGTCCTGCACAAAACGCGAAAAAGCCTGCTGGCTGAGCAGCGGGTGAGGGATGTAGGTACTGGTCAGAATGTTGCATTTCACTGCAATCGGTGAGCTGTGGTGAACGGCGGCGCGGAATGTTCGCGCCAGTCCGTCAAAACTTACGGGTGGCTCATACCAGCGATCCGTCTGTACGCATTCCACATAGTCCAGCAGTTCGCGGCGGTCAAGTACTGGAATGGGATCACCGAAGCTGAATGCTTCGGCTGAAGTTTGGCTTTTATGCTTGAGCTGATTCGTCGCCGCAGCGCGGTTTTTCTTACTCTTTCCCATCAAAAAATCTCCACAATATTGCTGGTATTGGCGGACTCGCCCTGCAGCGGTTCGTTAAACAGTGCGTGCATCGTTGCCCAGGCCAGATCGGCGTGGCTGGCTTCTTCGCTGCGGCTGGCTTCATAGGTCGGGCGGTTGCCACTGGCGGTGGTGGCGCGACGGATTGCCATAAATGACTGCGCTATGTCGGTGTGTCCGGCGTCAAACTCCAGACGACGGTGACTGATAATGTCGTAGGCTTTGAGTACCAGGGCGTTTTTAACGTTGGGGTTGTAGACAAACTCCCGGACGGCAGGAAAGAACGCTTTCACGTTCTCGTAAACCCCGTGACCGACACCTGTTGAGTCGATGCCGATATAGGTCACGTTGTACTGTTCGGTCAGTTTTTTGATGGCGTCAGCCTGGGCGCGGAAGTCCATCCCGCGCCACTGGTGACGCTCAAGAATGCGAAACTTACCGCCTGGCACGGCTGGCGGTGCCACCACCACGCATCCGGCGCTGTCGCCGTTCTGCGTACCTTTTGCCGGGTCATAACCGATCCACACCTCACGCCAGCCAAACGGGCGCAGGGCCAGTGCATGAAAGTCGGTCCAGACTTCCCAACTGTCCACCATGCACGCCTGCAGTTCGCTGAGCGGGAACACGGACGCGAGATCGTCCACGAACTCGCACATCAGCAGGTTCTGGTATTCGTCCGGGCTGTACTCCATGCGTAGCTGGTCGAGGTCGAACAGGTTACAGCCGCCGCGCACCGCATCTTCCACGGTGACTATCTGGCGGTATTGCCCGTCTGCGCACAGCAGGCCGGGGGCCAGATTGCTGTGGGACAGGTCGATGTCCACCTTGTCGGCTTTGTTGCGTCCACGGTTGAACAGCGCACCGGACCAGAACGGATAAGCACTGTGGGTCAGGCTGGATGGCGTGGAAAAATAGGTTTGTCGCCATTTTTTGTGAATAGCCATACCGGAAGCCACTTTACGCAGCTCCTGAAATTTCGGTATCCAGAAATATTCATCCAGATACAGGTTGCCGTGATAACTCTGGGCAGTGCGGGCATTGGTGCCGAGGAAGTAAAGCGTGGCACCGTTAGGAAGCACCATCGGATCACCTTTCAGCTCCACCTCCACTTCTTTGGCGAAGTCGATGATGTACTGCTTAAAGACGTGGGCCTGTGCCTTGCTGGCGGAAAGGAAAATCTGGTTACGTCCGGTCAGCAGGGCGTCAATCAGGGCTTCACGGGCAAAATAGAAGGTTGCGCCGATCTGGCGTGACTTCAGCAGGTTGCGGATGCGGTTGGTTTTTCCGGCTTCCCACCAGTGGCGCTGGTAGTTGAACATGGAGGAATGGAAGATTTCTTCCAGCTTCTCAATCTGTTCATCGGTGAAAACATTCTTTTCCGGCTGACGGCGTGGGCCTTTGTTGCGGTTGGCGACGTTAGGGTTTAAGTCGGCTTCGTTGCCGCCATTGTTAAACTTGCCGATCCGCGCGTGGCGCTCCGACTGGCGCGCCAGCAGGTCAATCTCTTTGAAATCTTTCCCTTCTTTGTGCTCCTTCATAATGAGCTGGCAGTAGCGTGCGGCGGTGGTGAGCTGCATCTGATCCAGCGGCCCATAGTCACCCCACTTGTCGCGTTTTTTCCAGCTGTGAACGGTTGCAACTTTCTCGCCCAGCATTTCAGCAATGCGGGCGACGCGGTATCCCTGAAAGTACAGCAGCATGGCCTGCCGACGGGGATCGAGATCTGCGGGTGTCAGTGTGGTGTTCATGGCACAAACCTACAGCCTTGAATGAAGGCTTTCCCCGCCTGCGGTTTGTGTGGTTGTCGGTACAAATACCGCGCATTGTTTCACTGCCCCCATCACCGCAACCATAAGGCTCCAGTAAGTTTTTTCTAACGGAGCACGGCTCATGACAGTGAAAGCAAAGCGTTTTCGCATCGGGGTGGAAGGTGCCACCACCGACGGACGCGAAATCCAGCGTGAATGGCTGGAACAGATGGCAGCCAGCTACAACCCGGCGGTGTATACCGCGCTGATTAACCTTGAGCACATCAAGTCTTATCTGCCGGACAGCACCTTTAACCGCTACGGCAAGGTGACGGCGCTGTTTGCTGAAGAAATCACGGAAGGTCCGTTGGCAGGCAAGATGGCGCTGTATGCCGACGTTGAGCCAACGGAATCCCTGGTGGAACTGGTGAAAAAAGGCCAGAAATTATTCACCTCTATGGAAGTCAGCCCGAAGTTTGCTGATACGGGCAAAGCCTACCTGGTCGGCCTGGCTGCCACTGATGACCCTGCCAGTCTGGGCACTGAAATGCTGACATTCAGCGCCAGTGCAGCCCATAACCCGCTGGCAAACCGCAAGCAGAATCCCGCCAATCTCTTTACCGCCGCAGAGGAAACGGTGATCGAACTGGAAGAAATCCAGGAGGACAAGCCGTCCCTGTTTGCCCGCGTCACGGCACTGTTCACCAAAAAAGAGCAGTCCGACGATGCCCGGTTCTCTGATGTGCATAAGGCCGTGGAGCTGGTCGCCACTGAGCAGCAAAACCTGAGCGCACGCACCGAAAAATCCCTGTCTGAGCAGGAAGAACGTCTGTCTGAGCTGGAGACTGCCCTGCAGGCACAGCAGACCGCCTTTAACGAACTGGTGAATAAGCTGAGTCATGAAGACAGCCGCCAGGACTACCGCCAGCGTGCAACAGGCGGTAACGCCCCCGCTGACACTCTGACCAATTGCTGATGGAGCACAAAACCCGATGAAGAAGAATACCCGCTTTGCTTTTAACGCTTACCTGCAGCAGCTGGCGCGTCTGAACGGTGTGGCAGTTGAAGAACTGTCCAGCAAATTCACTGTGGAGCCGTCTGTGCAGCAGACGCTGGAAGACCAGATCCAGCAGTCCGCCGCTTTCCTGACGCTGATTAACGTCACGCCAGTGACTGAGCAGTCCGGTCAGCTGCTGGGGCTGGGTGTTGGCAGCACCATTGCCGGAACCACTGACACCACCGCGAAAGAGCGTGAACCTGTCGATCCGACGCTGATGGTCGATGTGGAATATAAATGCGAGCAGACCAACTTTGACACGGTGCTGACCTACGCGAAGCTGGACCTGTGGGCGAAGTTTCAGGATTTCCAGGTGCGTATCCGTGACGCCATCGTGAAACGTCAGGCACTGGACCGCATCATGATCGGCTTTAACGGCGTGAAGCGTGCGAAAACCTCCAACCGTAGTGAAAACCCGCTGCTGCAGGATGTGAACAAAGGCTGGCTGCAGAAAATCCGTGAGGATGCACCGGATCACGTCATGGGCAGCACCACCACGGGCGGCGAAACCACACCGGGTGCGGTGAAAGTCGGGAAAGGTGGCGAATATGCCAACCTGGACGCTGTGGTGATGGATGCGGTCAATGAGCTTATCGACGTGGTCTACCAGGACGATGACGATCTGGTGGTGATTTGCGGTCGTGAACTGCTGTCTGACAAGTATTTCCCGCTGGTCAACAAAGAGCAGGAAAACAGTGAAAAATTGGCAGCCGATATGATTATCAGTCAGAAACGCATGGGCGGTCTGCAGGCCGTGCGTGCGCCGTTCTTCCCGCCGAATGCGCTGCTGATCACCCGTTTGGATAACTTGTCCATCTACTGGCAGGAAGACACCCG